ACCTATTCGGAATGCACCTGTTCCCCGGCGGTGGTAAGACGATCACCATCTGCGAAGGTGAACTCGACACCATGGCAGCACACCAGATGAATGGGTCGAAGTGGCCGACCGTCGGGATGCCGTCAGCCACCGGGGTCAAGGCGGTCAAGGCCAACCTCGAATACCTGAACACGTTCGAAACAATCTATCTCGCATTCGACAACGACGAGGCCGGTAAACGTGCGACCGAGGACGTAGCCAATCTGTTCGAGCCTAACAAATGTAAGGTGGTTGACCTCGCCCCGCTGAAGGACGTGGGCGAATACCTCGCCGGAGGACAGGTCGAGGACTACACCCGCCGCTGGTGGAACGCACTCCCGTTCACCCCGGAGGGTATCAAGCGTGGGTCAGGACTGTGGGACTTAGTCTCGCAGGACGACGACACCCCGTCAGTCCCGTACCCATACGCCGGACTACAGGAGATGACCTACGGGCTGCGTGTCGGTGAACTGGTGACGCTGACCGCAGGGTCAGGGCTGGGTAAGTCAGCCGTCGTCCGTGAACTCATGTACCACCTGCTCAACGTGACCGAGGACAACATAGGTTGCATGTTCCTCGAAGAGGGACTGAAGCGGTCAGCCCTCGGCTTCATGTCGATGGCTGCGAACAAGCCGCTACACCTACCCGACACCGAGGCGACACCGGAGGAACTGCGACGTGCCTTCGATCAGACACTGGGTACCGACCGCATATTCTTCTACGACTCGTTCGGCTCGAACACGCTAGAGAATATCATCGGACGTGTCCGACACATGGCCCGTGGTCTGGACTGCAAGTACATCGTCCTCGATCACCTGTCCATCGTCGTCTCCAGTCAGGAGAACGGTGACGAACGTAAGGCCATCGACGAGATCGTGACCAAACTGCGTATGCTGGTACAGGAACTTCGTGTCAGTCTCATCATGGTCAGTCATCTGCGACGGCCACAGGGTCAGGGTCATGAGGATGGTGCAGCGACCAGCCTGTCTCAGCTTCGAGGCTCCGCTGCCATTGCCCAACTTTCGGACATGGTCATCGGCCTTGAAAGAAATGGGCAGCACGAGAACGAGGTGATGCGAAACACGACGACAGTCCGTGTCCTGAAGAACCGCTTCGCCGGGATTACTGGACCTGCCACCTACCTGTACTACGACAAGACGACAGGACGCTTGACAGAGACCGGAGAACCGGGACAGGATGACACACCCGTCTTCGACAACAGCCCACTAGCCGACTTCACGTCGTAGGAGAAAACCAATGCCGCTATATGAAATTACACAAGACTGCGAATACTGTACGACAGATGACAATCCCGATTGTGAGGAGTGCTATGGCAGCAGGAAAACACGTTCATACTGGATTACGGATACCAGAACATTCGAACTCTTTTCTCCTCTGCTGAATAGTTTCTATCCGGGAGAACATGCTAATCCAAAAACACAGTGTTTGTCAGAAGGCGTTACCTACAGCAAGAATGTCTATCCACACTGGAAACACAGTCACGTCTATAAAAGCGAGTTTATGGAAAGTCTTGGAGCCTTTGACTACTGGATTGAGATATACAATATAGACCTGCTGCACGGCATCACCTTGAAGCCTGAAGGGCATAAAGATGACGGATATTTCTGTGGAGACATGCTTGAAGAACTTTTACGCACCGGAAAAATAATTCCTTTCGACATCGTCGCAAAGAGAATGTGTCCGAAGCCTGAAGATTTTGATCGTGTCTTCAAATCATTCCAGCAAAAGAGGAAAAAGTTTGTTGATGCATGTCCGGAGTGGTTGTCTTTTGGAGATTTTCGAGTCTATGAATCTATAGCACTACGTCTTCTTGAAGAAGCCCTAATCAAAAGACGATACGATGTCGAAGTTAATGACTGGTTGATGGGGATGTCAGAGTTCGGTCGTATATGGGTAGACATAACGGATACGCTCAGTGATAAGACCGTTACTGCGGGTTGGAATGAAGATTGGAAGGACCAAGAAACCGGTGATGAGGCTCAAATTTCTGAAGATGTGAAAGCTGCGTTTGACCGCATACACCGAGCCGCCTATCCTGAAGGATACTGGGAACACGAAGAAGACTGGGAAGTGGGGTTCAGAGATTAGATGACCGACGTCATCGTTGACATAGAGACCGACGACCTCGACGCCACGGTCATTCACGTGGCCTGTACACGTGTGGTCGGCACCGAGGATCGCCGGACATTCACCGCCGAGAACATGGCCGAACTACCAGACTACCTCCGGTCGTTCGACTGGATGTACGGACACAACGCTGTGAACTTCGACATCCCGGTCATCAATCGTCTGCTGGATGCTGACCTCGACCTCTCGAAGGTTCGAGACACCATGCTGATCAGCCAACTACTCTGGCCTGACCGTCCCGGCGGACACAGCCTACGTGCATGGGGCGTCCGTCTGTTCAATGCCAAGATCGACTTCCACGACTGGAGCCTCGGCCCGACCGAGGAGATGATCGAGTACTGCCGACAGGATGTGGACCTGACGCATGGTGTCCTGAAGCATCTACAGGCCGAGGCGTTTCGGATGGACTCGAAGAACCGTGGTGCGTCGTGGAAGAACGCCATTGCCATGGAACATCGAGTTCGAGCAGTCATGAACTCGGTCGAGGACCACGGCTACTATCTCGATCAGCCCAAGGCTGGTTGTCTGGTTGCCCGTCTATCGAACGAGGTGAACGAGATCGAACTGGAGGTGCTGTCGGAGATGCCTGACCTGCCGAAACCAAAGCGGCTTGTCACTCCGAAGTACAAGAAGGACGGCACCCTCTCGGCTGTCGGTCTCAACCATCTCAACGATCCGTCCGTCTGCGGTGGGGGTGGCCCCGGAACGGGACAACACACGGCTATCGAGTGGCAGACATTTAACCTCGCCTCTCGACAGCAGATCGGAGACCGACTGATGAGGCAGGGATGGATGCCGGACAAGTATACCGAGAAGGGTCAGCCTGTTGTCGATGAGGCAACGCTATCCACCATCGACCTGCCACTTGCACAGAAGATTGCCCGGTACCTCCTGCTACAGAAGCGGGTGGCGCAGGTGTCGTCATGGCTCGACAAGGTAGACAGTGACAGTCGTGTCCGCTGCGGCTACCTGACACTGGGTGCCATCACTCACCGCATGTCCTGCACCGGACCAAACCTACAGCAGGTGCCGGGACCACAGTCAGAGTACGGCGAGGAGTGCCGGTCATGCTGGACTGTACCGGCTGGACGACAACTCATCGGCACTGACCTTGCAGGTATCGAACTCCGGTGCCTTGCCCACTACCTAAACGACAAGGACTACACAGAGGAACTGATTCATGGAGACGTTCACACAAGAACTCAGCAACTTGCAGGATTGCCTACAAGGGCTGGAGCAAAGACTTTCACGTACGCTCTGCTTTACGGGGCAGGAAATGCCAAGCTGGGAACAATTGTCGGAGGTGGACCAGAAGAAGGTAATGCAATTAGGCAACGCTATCTCCGTGGTATGCCATCATTTGCTGACCTACACCGAAGAGTTACCAAGGCAGCAGGGGCAGGTACTATCCAAGGCATCGACGGACGACTCCTCCGCATCCGCTCAGAACATGCAGCACTAAACACGCTGCTCCAATCATGCGCTGCGGTCATCGCCAAGCAGTGGCTAATCAACGTCCACGATACGCTACCGCCTGGTGCCGACATCGTAGCCATGATTCACGACGAACTCTGCATCGAGGCTGACACAAGTCTCGATCCCGAGGAGATCGGACTGATCTCAAAGAATGCTGTACAGGCCGTAGCCGAGCAGCTGTCCTTCAAATGCCCACTGGACTGTGATTGGAAGGTGGGACACAACTGGAGCGAAACTCACTGATGGCTTATCTAACACAAAAACCCAAGGTTCAATTATCACAAGAAGATGTGAGGCAGTGCGAGGAAGGTGCACACCGACAGTATCATGCGTCCAGAGATTTAGGTTTGAAGATAGGCAATGCGACTGGCAACGACGGTCAGCATGATATGGAAGAAGAACTTATTGGAAAGCTAGGAGAGTTAGCCTTCTGCCGCTACGCAAAAATCTACAATGAGGATACGCTAAATACATTCAAACGTGCCGACATAATCATTCCAGAGGATCACGTCCTCTCCAACATTAGCCGGACATGGCATATCCGAGCAACGAGATATGCGACGGGTCATCTTCCCATCAGACCACAAATCATTTCCGAGGGTACACAACTTCAACGTGAAGACCCAGACGGATATTACGCACTGATAACTCTAAATCGCAGGACAAATGTTGCCACCATGGCTGGGTACATTCACACCTCGGAAGGTAAACATGAAGATCACTGGCGTACCGCAGATCAACTAGGCAACACTGGACATCCAACCTGGTGGGTCAACCAGGAAGCACTTCACCCTTTCCCAATTACATCCATTGAGGAAATATTCTGATTGACAATCGTGAATGGTTCACGTACTGTTCATGTGCACGTACGGGATTCGTGCCCCGAAAACTATGAAAGGAAAAATACATGGCAACTCTACGAGGTAAAGCATACTGGGCCAAGGTTCATGAGCCTGTCCCTAATTACTTCGACGCGACGAAGATTGAGTACTCGATCAATGTCGGACATCTCACCGATGAGGATAAAGAATTTCTTACCGGTCTGAATCTTGGCAATAAGATCAAGACAGACAAGAAAGGTGTGATGGGTGAGTTCATTGAGTTCAAGGCTCGTAACAGTTATACCGTCACCAATAAACAGACGGGCGAGAAAGAACTCCGAGAAGTAGAAATTCCAGTGGTGGACAAAGACCTTAACCCTATCTCTCCCGATGTCCTCATCGCAAATGATTCAGAGGTTATCGTCAGTTTTAACGTTCGTCCCTGGGAATTTGGTGGCCGTAGCGGAACCACAGCCGACCTCAAGGCTGTGCAGGTCATTGACCTAGCCGAATACATCCCGAATGCTGATCCTCTTGCAGACTTCAAAGAGGCAGCAGACTTCTCAGCTTAGTGCGTACAGGCCATGGGGGTGCCTGACCAAAACCCCCACCTATTTTGAGGCAACATGAAACGCATCGAGAACATACCTGAAGACCTCCAGACTCTGTTCGATTTTGGGATTTCAAATCCTGATCCGGCGAATGTCGAAGCGATGATGACTGACATGCGCGAGGCCGTGCTGCGTTCCATCGCAGAACCGGCCAACAAACCGAAGATACTCCGCATGTCGAACATGGGACGGCCCGACCGTCAACTGTGGTACGACATCAACCGACAGACCTCCGGTTCCGACATGCCGTACAGTCTCAGGATCAAGTTCCTGATGGGCCATCTGATGGAAGCCCTGATCCTGTTCCTGATCAAGGAGGCTGGACACTCGGTCGAAGACGAGCAGAAGGAAGTCGAGATCGACGGTGTCAAGGGACACATGGATGCCCGGATCGACGGCGTTATCACCGACGTGAAGACTGCATCACGTTACGGTATGAAGAAGTTCGACGACGCAGTAGCACTCATCGAGGACGATCCGTTCGGATACATCGGGCAGATCAGCGGGTACGCACAGGCCTGTGGCGACGACCGTGCTGCCTTCCTTGCCATCAATAAAGAGTCCGGTGAGATACGTGTCTGCACTGTCTCCGGTAACCATATGATCAATGCAGAGGAGCGGGTCAGCCATGTCAAAACCGTCCTGTCTTCTGATACGCCACCTCCGAGATGTTACGATCCGGTTCCAGAAGGGAAGTCGGGCAACCTCGGACTGGCGAAAGGTTGCAGTTTCTGCGACCACAAGTTTGAATGCTGGGCCGATGCAAATGGCGGCGCAGGACTCCGAGGATTCCGATACTCCAACGGAGTGAAGTACCTAACCCACGTCGTAAACACACCGAATGTCGAAGAAGTCGTCCGGTAACGGACATTGGAAGAACCCATCACGAATTAAACTCGACCCGGACAACTCATTCGGCTTTGTCTATCTTATTATCAACACGCTAACTGGTCAGCGTTACATCGGAAAGAAACAGTACCACCAGTATCGTAAAGGGATTCGGACACGACCTTCTGACTGGCGGACTTACACATCCTCATCACGTCCTCTGAACGAGGACATCAAGCGACAAGGCAAGACAAACTTTCACTTTGAAATTCTTGCCGAGTTTAATACAAGAGGCGGACTTGTCTATGGCGAGACGCATCTTCAGCATGTCTGCAATGTCCTGACGGAAACTAACGGAGAAGACGAACGCCTGTTCTACAATCAGTTCATCGACAAAATCCGATTCATTCCTGCGGAGTTCATGACGGCCCAACAGAAAAAGAAAATAATGTCCCGTGTCCTCCAAGATTTCTGTTGACCTCGACGATCAGTTAGAGGTACTATCCCAGACACCCTCGGGTGATCCCCATAAGTTATTGTTTTTGGCTGTTATTTTTCAGGCCATGCTCGATGCAACCAAGCCCGAAGCCGACAACGAATCAGCCGAGGCAGTGCTT